GGTGCTAAACTGGGAGTTTCTTCTAGAGGTCTAGGATCACTAGAGTCTAAAGGAAACGCTCAGTATGTTAAAGACGATTTTCAGTTAGCAACTGCTGCTGATATCGTAGCAGACCCTTCTGCACCTGAAGCCTTCGTTGAAGGAATAATGGAAGGAGTTGAGTGGGTCTATGAGAGTGGTATCTTAAAAGCAAAGGATTTAGACAAAATGCAGTCAGAATTGAAGACTGCTAGACTAAATCAGTTGGAAGAAACCAAATTGAAACTATGGAAAAGGTTTGTTGAGAACCTATAACATATAAATAAAAAAGTAATCAATTATTACATAAACAGGAGAAATTTATGTCAGATTTAGAAAACCAAGTAGAGAACACCGAAGAGGTTGATTCCATAGTGGAAGAGCCTACTAAAGGTGCCGAAAAAGGTGACAAGTCTGCTCACAAACAAGGTTCGTCAGCTGAAGAGAAAATCGAAAGCGGTAAAGGCGAAGTCGTCAAACCTGATGAAAATCCTGTTGACAAAGCTGTTGCAAGTATTAAAGCTGCGGAAAAGGGTTCGAAAGAAGCTAAAGATGCAGTAAACAAAAATGCCGGCAAAGCAGAAAAGCCCGAGAAACTCAAAGAAGATGAGGAAAGTTCCGATGAAGCTGAAACCGTTGTTGAAGAAACTCCAGTTCAATCTAAAATGGAATTAATCAAGGCTGCAGTCGACAGTATGAAAGGTCTGAACAAAGAAGAAATGAACAAGTTGTTCTCTTCATTGTCAGAAGACGAGGTCGATGAATCCTTGACTAAGGCAGAAGTTGCACGAAAAATAGTAGAAGCATTAAAGGCTTCATCTCAAGAAGAAGTTAAAAAGTTCGCAGAATCACTTACTGCAGAACAAACTGAAGCAAAAGATGAAGAAGACGAGAAAGAAGAATCCGTCAAAGAAGAAGCTTCCGCTGAAGTAGAATCTTCATTAGTTGAGATTGAAATAGATGACGACCTATCTAAAATCTCGGAATCACTAGATTTATCAGAAGAAAATGCTGAAAAAGCAAAAACTATCTTCAAAGCTGCAGTTCATAGCAAAGTTGACGAAGTCAAGAAAACGCTAGAAGAGCAGTATTCAGAGAATTTAAAAACCCAAGTTGAGACTGTCAAAACAGAACTAACAAGTTCCGTTGACAAATACTTAACATATTGTGCTGAAGAGTGGTCGAAAGAAAACGAACTCGCAATAGAAAGGGGTTTGAGATCAGAAATGACTGAAAACTTTATTGAAGGACTCAAAAAATTGTTCGTAGAACATTATGTTGAAGTTCCCGAAGATAAGTATAATGTTGTTGACGAACTCGCAAATCGTCTTGACGAGATGGAATCCAAACTCGACGCTGAAGTTTCCAAGAATATGGAAGTAACAGAAGAGATTGGTGATCTTAAAAGACAAAATGTTGTGAGAAAGGCATGTGAAGACTTGTCTGAATCACAAAAAGAGAAAATGGAATCATTATCAAATGGAATAGATTTCACTGACGAAGCAGATTTCGAAGAGAAAGTTGCAGAAATCAAAGAAGCATATTTCGGTGTTGACGGTGAATCCATCTCGGAAGAAACGAAGGAAGAAGAAGGAACAGGTGATTTTTCTACATCAGTAGAAGAAGTGCTTGACCCAACTATTGCTCGTTATTCTGAGGCATTAACTAAACTAAAACCATTAGGTTAAATTTAAGAGGTAATACAGTATGTTTTTATCAGAAAACTTACAAGAAAAGTGGGAGCCAATTCTAGAGCACTCCGATCTACCTAAGATCGAAGACAACTACAAAAAGGCCGTCACTGCAGTAATACTTGAAAACCAAGAGAAAGCTCTAAACGAAGACAGAGCAACTCTTGAGGAAGCTGCACCCTTAAACTCTACTGGTAGTTCTATATCTAACTGGGATCCAATTTTGATCTCATTAGTTCGTAGAGCTATGCCAAATCTCGTTGCATACGACATTTGCGGTGTTCAACCAATGACAGGCCCTACAGGTCTTATCTTTGCTATGAAAGCAAGATACAACGATTATCCAACTGAAACTAGACTGAATAACAGTGAAGCCCTTCACGGTGAAGCTCGTTCAGCCTATTCAAGTGGTGCAGACCCAACAGCTGGCCCAGTCGGTTCAGACCCAATAAGTGATCCATTCGACACTTCTTCACCTTCTTATGCAGATACAACTGGTAGTGGTATGACCACTGCAGCTGCAGAAAGTCTAGGTGACGCTGCCGGAAATCACTTTGCACAGATGTCTTTCACTATTGAGAAAGCAACTGTGACAGCGAAGTCAAGAGCACTCAAAGCAGAGTATACATTAGAATTAGCACAAGACCTCAAAGCAATCCACGGTCTTGACGCAGAATCAGAACTTGCAAATATTTTGTCAAGTGAGATTCTGGCTGAAATCAACAGAGAAGTAGTCCGTAATGTCAATCTTCAAGCGAAGACTGGTGCTGCTGACACTGCTACTGCTGGAACTTTCAACTTAGATGTTGATGCCAACGGTAGATGGTCTGTTGAGAAATTCAAAGGTCTATTATTCCAAATCGAAAGAGAAGCTAATACAATAGCACAAGAAACACGAAGAGGTAAAGGTAACTTTATTCTTTGTTCTAGTGATGTTGCATCTGCTCTTTCTATGAGTGGAGTATTGGATTATGCACCTGCTCTATCAACTGGACTTAATGTTGATGATACTGGCAATACATTTGCTGGTGTTCTTAACGGAAGAGTCAAAGTATACATCGACCCTTATGCAGGCGTTGATTATATGACTGTTGGTTACAGGGGTTCAAATCCTTATGACGCTGGTATGTTCTACTGCCCATATGTTCCACTTCAAATGGTGAGAGCAGTTGGCGAAAACACTTTCCAACCAAAAATAGGTTTCAAAACCCGTTATGGTATGGTTAGTAATCCTTTCGTTGGCTCTACTCCAGCATCTGGAATGGCTACGGCAGGAACGAACCAATACTACAGAAAAATGGCTGTAAGCAATATTCTGTAATATATCGAATTTCGTTTCGAGTTAAAAGGGGTCTTTCGAGACCCCTTTTTTTGGCGTATAAATATAAGGTCATTAACACACACACAGGAGGAAAAAATGGCAACAACAAAATCAGGGTTCGAAATCCGAGCCGACTTACTATCTCAAGCACAAGGTCTATTAGAAGGAAATATCTATAGAGCTAATGATGCATTGAATGTTCACAATGAAAACTATCCTAACGACAAAAAATGTTATAATAGTCAAAATGTGTCTACAGACGATGTTATTAAAGTTGCGAGACAACTTAACGAGTTTGTAAACGAGAAGTAACCCTATGGGGAACTTCGGTTCCCCATTTTACATAAATACAAGTATGGAATATCAAAAAGACATTAAAGTATTAGAAGGCCCTTGGGAGAAGAAGGGGTTTCCTAATGGAGAAGAACAAACAGATGTGCAAGGTGTAATATCAAAAACTATTACTACCATGTATAAAGAAGACGGTTATCTTTGTGAATGCACCGTTGTAAGAGAGTATAGAAACGGTGGTGACTACTGGGATACCACAGCAAACAAAAGGATCATGAAACTAGATGAATGATACTTCACTAATTAATAAATCGTTATTAAGTAAGAATAACTTTAGGTTACTTATTGATAAGGTTCCTAATACAGAATTCTTTGTTAAGACTGTAAATATTCCCGGCCTTCAATTTACCGAAACGATTGCACCTGCTGGGATTGGATTAGATGCGTTTTTTCCCGGCGATAAGATTACTTTCGAAACTCTTAGTGTAGGATTCTTAGTCGATGAAGACCTTACAAATTTCAAAGAAATTTTTGATTGGATGGATCAAATTGTTCCAGTATCCGACCCAAGTAAGTTTGCTGACTTAGTTCAAGCTCAGAAAACTGTTACAGGAGACGCAAGTTCTATTGATGCAGATGTTAATCAGTATTCAGATATCACCTTGGTCACAAACACAAACAAAAATATACCAAATAGATACTTTCGATTCCATGATGCATTCCCTATATCCTTAAGTGGTATAGAATTAGAATCAGGTGCAGACGGTGAGACCGTTGTTGCAACCGTTGAATTCAGATTTACATATTACGACATAGCCTCCACTTCCTAAAATCCCCTTCCCTAAAGACCATAAATATGGTATAATAGGTATATTATGACTCTAGATGAATTGAAAGAAGAGTGGAAGAAGGATTGTGAAATTGACGACATTGAACTAGATAAGTCGTCTTTAGAACTCCCAAGACTCCACGCAAAATACTCCGAACTATTAACTGATACAGTTGTTAGTCATAAGAACTTACAGCTTCGTTATTCCCTATTACTTAAAGATAAATGGTTATGGTTCAATGGTAAAATGGACGAAGACAGAATCAAAGAACTTGGTTGGTCAGACGACCCATTTGACGGACTTAAAATTATGAAAAACGATATGCAGATATTTTTTAATGCAGATAAAGACTTACAGAAGTTAAATGCACAAACTGAATATTACCAAATCATGATAGACTTCTTAAAAAGGTGCATGGAAAATATAACATGGAGACACCAAACTATTAAGAATACCATTGAATGGCGTAAGTTTATGGCGGGTTCCTAATGATATATAAACAATATGTAGTTGTTCTTGACAGTTTTCTAACTCAAGAAGAAGTAGATTATATCCATGGATATGCTTATAAGCTTCCCGTCCAAGAAGGAAGGTTGGGTTTTGGTGGAAGAGACAAAGACGGAATACAGCACCGAACAGAAGGTAAGTCTGGTAATAAAGATAACGAAATAAGACAGTCTACTAATAAGTGGTTAGAACACGATGCCGAACAAGGTGATTTTGACCAAGTGTTAAAACAAAAAATATTTGACGGAATGGTTCATGCAAATCAAGTGGCGGGTTGGAATTTCGAAGTAGATGGTATGGAGGCATGGCAGTATACTATATACGAAGCTCAACCTGATAGACCAACTGGAGACTTCTATACTTGGCATACAGATTCAGGGGCCGAACCTTACAAAGATGGTAGTATTAGAAAGATATCTTGTTCAATTCAATTATCAAGGCCCGATGAATATGAGGGTGGTCATTTTCAATGGATAGAATCAATGGGTGTTTTTGATAACTTGAGAATGAGAGATGCTACAATAAGGCCTGATGAGTTAATTCAGACTGCTCCATTTAGTGGAAAATCCGTAGGGACATTATTAGTATTCCCTTCATGGTTACACCACCAAGTGACTCCAGTCACACACGGAACAAGAAAATCTTTAGTTGTTTGGAATACAGGATGGCCTCTGAAATAACTCTCAAGAAGACAGATGAAGTCTTCATGCAAGTTCAATGTGACGATGGGTTAAAACGAGACCTCTTCGATTTTTTCTCGTTCACTGTTCCTAATGCAAAGTTCATGCCCTCGGTAAGAAATAGATACTGGGACGGTAAGGTCAGACTCTTCTCAATCAAAACAAATAAAATTTATATCGGATT